AGTAGGTAAGGATGGCAAAGTAAAAGTTAAACCAAAATATAAAAATGCCATTACTATTAAAAATAACAAACCTGTTATTAGTATGGCTTTTCAAAATAAATATCTTGATGAGAATTTTGATTTTGTTTTTAAAAGCAAAGGCACAGCTACGGGTGTGAAGAAACCAAAAATACAATCACAGATTTATACAAAGATACAAGAGTTAGCTGATAAAGTTAAAATGAATGCTAAACAAAAATTAAATTTAGATTTTACTTTAGCGCAGATAGATAAATTATTTCAAGCTGGTCAAACAAAAAAAGCAAAAGCAGCATTAACTGCTCTCGTTACTTTAGTTAGTAAAGGAGCCTTTGGTAAAATGGCTGGTGTAGCAACTGGTCCTATTGGTACAGCAGCTGTGGGTATACCTGAAGTTGTTGACTTAGCAATAAAAGGAAAAGAAAATATTATTGATCCAATGATAATTGAACCAGCAGCAGCTAAAATGGTTGAGGGTGAAAATATGTTAGAAAACTTTTTGAAAGGAAAGATACCTTCTTTTGAAAAAGGTGGTCCCGTTGATTTTCCAGGAAAAGTAGAAGAAGTACCAAGTGATTTTATTGCACAGGCAGAAATTGCATTAAAAAATGCAATGAGAGAAAAAGGATCTAATTTAACAGAAAGTGAAAAATTAAGTTTGGCTTTTCAATTAGCTGATCCAAGTAAAAAAGTTTCAGATCCAAGTAAATCTGACGAGGAAAATGTTAAAATATTTGAAGATAAAGTAAACAAAATGGTTGACGTTCTTACAATGATAGAAGGATCTGCTGTTGTTGATTTAAACAAAAAAGACAGAATATCAGATGACGTGTTAGATTTTATGAAAAGGGGAATTAATAAATTTAATAGAACATTTAATTAAATTACATTAAAAGGAAGTTATGGCTATAGATAAAAAAATACAACCAGAAAATGCAGGGTTAGAAGCTCAAGAAGAAATCATAGTTGATGCACCTGGAGAATCTGAAGAAATAAATATTGAAATGACGGAAGATGGTGGGGCTTTAATTAATCCACCATTACAAGCACCCTCTACTGATTTTTATGGAAACTTAGCAGAATCTGTTTCTGATGATGAATTAATGAGAATTTCTAATAAATTATTAGGTGAATTTGAAGATGATAAAAGTTCACGAAAAGATTGGGAAGAAGGTTTTTCAAAAGGACTAGATTTACTTGGCTTTAAATACGATGAAAGATCACAACCATTTCAAGGAGCAAGTGGTGTTACACATCCTTTATTAGCCGAATCAGTTACACAATTTCAAGCGCATGCTTATAAAGAAATGTTACCAGCAAAAGGACCTGTCGATGTAAATATTGTTGGTGAAGTTACAATGGACAAAGAAGCTCAAGCAGAACGTGTAAAAGATTTTATGAATTACCAAATTACAAATGTGATGCAAGAGTATGATCCTGAAATGGATCAATTGCTTTTTCATTTACCTCTTGCAGGTTCTGCATTTAAAAAAGTTTATTACGATGGACAGAAAAATAGAGCTGTTGCAAAATTTATTCCTAGTGAAGATTTAGTCGTTCCTTACAACGCTAGTGACTTGATGTCAGCAGAGCGTATTGCACATGTTTTAAAAATGTCAGAAAATGATTTACGTAAAAAACAAGTATCAGGTTTTTATCGAGACATAGATTTGAATCCAGGTATCTCTGAAGATAATCCTATTCAAGAAAAAATGGATAAACTTGAAGGTGTGCAAAAAACAGATGAGGAGTATGACTTTAATCTAATAGAGTTTCATGCTGAATGCGATATAGAAGGCTTCGAAGATTTAGACAAGAACGGAGAACAAACTGGAATCAAACTTCCTTATATTATCACAGTTGATCAAAACTCAGGCGAAGTCTTATCTATCTACAGAAACTACAAACCTAACGATCCAACAAAACAAAAGATACCTTACTTCGTACACTTTAAGTTTTTACCTGGTCTTGGTTTTTATGGCTTTGGTCTTATCCATATGCTTGGGGGTTTATCAAGAACGGCCACTTCAGCGCTCCGTCAGCTTATTGATGCGGGAACATTGTCAAACTTACCAGCAGGGTTCAAGGCCCGTGGTCTTAGAATCAGGGATGATGATTCACCAATACAGCCAGGAGAATTTAGAGACGTAGACGCACCGGGTGGTGCTATTCGTGATGGCTTAATGCCGTTACCATACAAGGGTCCTGATCAAGTATTATATCAACTATTAGGTTTTGTCGTGCAAAGTGGTAGAGAGTTCGCTTCTATTGCTGATCAAAAAATTGGAGATGGTTCACAATCCAATCCAGTTGGTACTACAATGGCATTATTGGAACGTGGTTCACGGGTCATGTCAAGTATACACAAAAGATTGCATTACGCACAACATATCGAGTTTAAAATTCTAGCAAGAGTATTCGCTGAATACTTACCACCAACATATCCGTACGCTGTACGTGGTGGAGACAGGCAAATTAAATTAGCAGACTTTGATGATCGTGTTGATGTTATACCTGTAAGCGATCCAAATATCTTTTCTATGACGCAACGTATATCGTTGGCGCAAACACAATTACAATTAGCTCAAAGCAATCCAGAATTACATAACATTTATGAAGCATATAGAAGAATGTACATGGCTTTAGGTGTAGATGGTATAGAAGCAATATTACCACCACCTCAACCACCTGCTCCTCTTGACCCTGGAAAAGAAAATGCAAACTCTTTAAAAGGTTCGCAGTTACAAGTCTTTCCTGGACAAGATCATGAACAACATATCAATGCACATCGTGCTTTTATGTCTTCGTATTTAGTTAAAAATAATCCTCAGATATTATTAATTTTGCAAAGTCATGTATCTGATCATATTTCACAACAAGCAAAAGAAGAAATTGAAGCAAAGAATGCACCATTAATACAAGAACAAGCAGAAAAATTTGGTGGACAGGTACCGCCAGAGCTCATGCAACAGTTTCAAATGCAAAATGAAAAAGAGATTGCTGCTCTTATTGCTCAAAAAACAGAAGAAATGGTAGCAGAAGAACAAGAATACTTAGAAGGTAATCAAGCTGACCCATTACTTGAATTGAAAAAACGTGATTTAGACATTCAGGAAGCAGAAATACAACGAAGAGCTTTTGATGATCAGCAACGTTTAGAACTTGATAAAGAAAAAGTTGATCAACAAAAAGAAATGTCACAAGAAAAAATACAATCGCAAGAAGATATTGCACAACTTAGAGCAAATGTTAATTTATTAAAGCAAAGAGGTAACTAATGGCAACACTTTCAGCAACAGAGATAAGAAGATTAAGAAAACAATTGAAAAATAGAAAAAAATCTATTGATCCAAAAAAAATAGCTCAATTAATTAGAGCAGGGGTGCAACCTTCTCAATATACATCACTACAAGGCTTTAAAAAAGGTGGTTCTACTTCTAAAAAAGTTTCAAAAGTAATGAAAGAGTTTAAAGAAAAAAAATTAAACATTGGAAAATCAAAAAAGAAGGTAAAATCACGAAAACAAGCAATAGCTATTGCACTTAGTGAGGCGGGAAAATCTAAAAAACGTAAAACTTAGTTGTAAAAGTGATGATTGTGTCTAATATTAACAATATGAATACTGCAACCGAAAGATTACAGGAGTTTTTTGATAATTTATTGGCGTTTTGTGATCAAACTACCAAAAGTCAAGAAGATCAAATACTTTTAGCGGGGTCCATGATGGCTGTAGCTAAAATATTGTATCATAATAATTTATCAGACATAGAATTTCAAAAAATCATGGATCATAATGGAAGAGACTTGCTAAATCTCATAAAACCAACTATACATTAGCCATGGCAACTGGAATAGAAAAAATTTTAGAGAAGACAGGATTAAAAGCTAAAGATATTAATGCAAAAAATTATGAAAAATTAAAATTTATGCTCTCTGATGAGGACATAAAAATTGTAGAAAAAAAATTAGGAGTAGACAAAATTGCAGAAGCAGGTTCAGATAAAAAACTGCAAACAAAAATAAGTATTGAATTTGGTGATCCCGTTAAACGAGGAAAAGTAAAAGATAAAGGACCAAACCCAGGTGATGCAGGTGGTAAAATTGTAAAACTAGCAAAAGGTGGTTTTCCTGATTTATCAGGTGATGGTAAAGTTACTCAAAAAGATATTTTAATGGGTAAAGGTGTAATTAAAATGAAAAAAGGTGGTATTGTTAAAAAGAAATCATCTAGAACAAGAATTGCCAAAAGAGGTTTTGGTATTGCAAAGAGAGGTTATTAATGAAATTTAAAAATGCAAAAATGACGATTGTTCCTCAAAAAAATCCATTTCCAAACACAAAAGTTGCGTCAACTGCAGAGCAAGTTTTCTCTCCTTTTGTTGTAAAAGATAACAAAGGAACTGGACCACAAGGGCAAACAAGCAGACAACAGATTAAAAAAGTAGCTTTCAAAGGCGTAAAATAGTATAATTCCCGTTTTAACAAAGGAGGTTCTATGAACTTACTAAAAGATCTATGGTCACATTTGAAAGAATGGTCGGACTGGAAAATGAAGGACTGGATTAAAGCCGGTATTGTGGCTTTAATTGTAATTCTAATTATAGGAGCAATCTAGGTGGCATTTGGATTGTTATCTGGTTTATTAGGCGGTAAAGACGGCGCTTTAAAACAAGTCGCTTCCGTTATAGATTCAATTCATACATCAGAAGAAGAGAAATTAGATAAAAAAA